TAATGAACCCGAACTTACGGCAGAACAAAATGCAGATGCAGATAATAAATATTATTACGATTGGAATGAATCCGGTCAATCTTGGGATTTAATTACTGTTAATATAGCTGAAGACAATCTTAGAATAGGAGTTCCAACCGATGATGTTCAAAATCAATAATTTTTATTACTTGACAGTATAATATAAATTTATTATCTTTAAAAGTAGATATGGAAAAGAAAGTATTAACGGAACAAGCTATATATTATGGAGATGTTTCAATGCCGAAACATTGGGAAATAGATCGCGTTGATTTATCTCATCATATTTTACATTCTAATTTAACTAATGAAAAATTACAATTTTCACGAACTTACGACAAACTCTCAACCTATGTTAGAGAACATATATTAATAAAACACAATCTTTATTTAATTGAAAAAGAAACTTGGGGAAATATTTATAAACCTAACCAAACTACAACTCCGTTATTAGATGTAAATCCTGTTGATCTTACATACTCTCCAGACTTTACATTACTCTATGGTGTAAAAGTTAAAAATTGTAATGTTCGAATTCACTATGACGATAATAGACGAAAAGGTAGGAGTTGGGATATACCTCTTACAAATAATAAATTTATTATGTTTCCTTCAACTAATATGTATTACCTAACCAATACTCAAAAAGATAATTTAAATTTTGTACAAACTATAACTTATGAACTTAAATAATTATTATTGGTATTTTCAATCAGCTATACCTCTAAGAATTTGTGATAACATTATAAAACATGCATTATCAAAAGAACAAACTTTAGCCAGGATAGGTGGTTATGAAGATAAAAAACTTTCTAAACAAGATATTAAAAATATTCAAAACTATAGAAAATCAGATATTACTTGGTTAGATGATCTTTGGATTTATAAAGAGTTACATCCTTATATACATGAAGCAAATAAATTAGCAGGTTGGAACTTTCAATGGGATTATTCTGAACCCTGTCAATTTACAAAATATAAACATAACCAATATTATGATTGGCATTACGATTCTATGGATAAAGTTTATGAGGAAAAACATGGAGATTTACAAAAAGGTAAAATTAGAAAATTATCTATGACTTGTCAATTAACCGATGGCTCAGAATATGAAGGTGGTGAATTAGAATTTGACTATAGAAATTATGATCCTCATATGAGAGATGAAGAAAAACATTTAAAAAAATGTAAAGAAATACTTCCAAAAGGAAGTATAATTGTTTTTCCCTCTTTTGTGTGGCATAGAGTTAAACCAGTAACGAAAGGAACAAGGTATTCATTAGTAATGTGGAGCCTAGGATACCCATATAAATAATATGCAAATAAATGAATATTTTAAAACACCGTTATGGTCGGAACAAAAACCAGAATTTGTAAAATCTTTAAATAAAGCTAGTGATAAATATATTAAAGATTCAATAACAAGACATAAAAAAACAATCAAGAATAAAAAATATTTTGTTTCTTCTTATCACTCAACTTCTTTAGTCAAAGATAATGATTTTAGAGATTTTAAAAAATATGTTGGAGATAAGTCTTGGGAATTTTTAGATTACCATGGATATGATATGAGCCAATATGAAATTATGTTTAATGAATTATGGGTTCAAGAATTTAATAAAAAAGGTGGCGGCCATCAGTCTGCGCATATTCATTCTAATCAACATGTATCTGGTTTTTATTTTTTAAAGTGTAGTGAAAAAACATCTATGCCTATTTTTCATGATCCTAGAAACGGAGCTAGAGCTACTAAATTAAATATGAAATCTGAAATAAAAGAAATTGTTAATGGCACTGAACTTGTTCACTACAGACCTCAACCAGGGACACTACTTATTTTTCCAGGTTATCTAGAACACGAGTTTGTTGTAGATTTTGGTATTGAACCATTTAGATTTATTCACTGGAACATGCAAGCTGTGCCAAAAGAAATGGTTAAAGATGAGTTTTAAAAAAAATAAATATGTAATTGTTAAACAAGCTGTTGATAAAGATTTAGCTATGTTTTTATATAATTATTTTAATATGAAAAAACAAGTTTTTGATACTTGTATACAAACAAGATATATATCACCTTTTGAAAACATGATAGGTCATTACGAAGGACAGAATGAGCAAATTCCACATACTTATAGTCATTATTCAGATATTGCTATGGAAACATTAATGTTAAAATGTCAACCTAAAATGGAACAAGTAACAGGACTTAAATTATACCCAGCTTATACCTATGCAAGAATTTATAAAAAAGGTGATGAACTTAAAAGACATAAAGATAGATTTAGTTGTGAAATATCTACAACAATGAATCTTGGTGGTAACCCTTGGCCAATCTATTTAGAGCCATCTGGAAAAAAAGGTATCAAAGGAGTTAAGATAGATTTAAAACCAGGTGATATGTTAGTATATTCTGGTTGTGAATTAGAACATTGGCGAAAAAAATTTAAAGGTAAAGACTGTGTTCAAGTATTTCTTCATTATAACAATCGTAAAACTCCAGGATCTAAAGATAATATGTTTGATAAACGTTTACATTTAGGTCTTCCTAACTGGTTTAAACGATGATATATACTTTATGATGAAGGCAGTAATCCACCATATCTACTGCCTTCTTTATAAGGATTTTATATGTTACAAAAATTAGGGTTTTTACCAGGGTTTAATAAACAAGTTACATCTACTGGAGCTGAATCGCAATGGACAGGCGGTACAAACGTACGTTTTAGATATGGTACACCTGAAAAAATAGGCGGTTGGGCTCAATTAGGAGATAGTAAACTAACTGGTGCAGCTAGAGGTTTGCATCACATGGTTAATAAAGAAGGTATTAAGTACGCAGCTATAGGCACTAATAGAATTTTATATGCATACTCTGGCGGAGTATACTATGACATACACCCACTAGTAAATCCATCAGGAACTGCAGCCACTAATTTTTTTAGTACGACTAATGGTCAACCAACCGTAACTTTAACTTTTTCCTCTGCACACAATATTCAAGTAGGTGATATAATATTGTTTGGAGATGCGTCTACGTTTACAGCTATTACAGGTTCTAATTTTTCGTCTACTACTTTTTGTGATAAAAAATTTATGGTTACTGCCGTACCTACAACTACAACTTTAGAAATAAATGCTGGTAGTAATGAAACAGGAGCAGGAGCAACTACATCTGGAGCTATAACTTTTTTTCAATATTTTCACGTAGGACCTGCTGAACAGGTTGGAGTCTTTGGTTATGGTATATCACAGTGGGGAGGTACCGTTACAAACCCACAAACAACTACATTAAATGGTGGTTTAAATGATGATGCAAATGGTACTGGTGGGTCAGGATCTACAATTAATGTAGCAAGCACAACTGGATTTCCAAGCACGGGAACAAATTTTATACAAGTAGGTACTGAAGAAATATCTTACACAGGAATTACGACTACAAGTTTTACTGGTATTACCAGAGCCGTTAGAGGTTCAACTAGAGCTGCTCACAGCACTGGCGCAACAGTTACTAATTTTAGTGCTTACTCAGCCTGGGGCCAAGCAGCATCGACTACGGATAAAGTTGCAGAACCTGGTATGTGGGCATTAGATAATTTAGGAAGTACACTTATTGCTTTAATATTTAATGGTGAGTGTTTTGAATGGAATGCAGATGCATCTAATGCAACAGCAACACGTGCAACCATTATAACAGGTGCACCTACAGCGTCTAGAGATATGTTAGTCTCTACTCCCGATCGTCACTTAGTATTTTTTGGAACAGAAACAACTATTGGAGATAAATCTACGCAAGATGATATGTTTATTAGGTTTTCTTCTCAAGAAAATATTAATGACTATACACCTACAGCTGAAAATAGTGCTGGTACACAAAGACTGGCTGCTGGATCACGGATCATGGGTGCTAAACTTGGTAGAAATGCATTATATGTTTGGAGTGATACAGCTTTATTTACTATGCGTTTTGTTGGAACTCCCTTTACATTTGCTTTTGAACAAGTTGGTACTAACTGTGGACTGATTGGTAAGAATGCAGCTGTTGAAGTTGATGGTGCTGCGTATTGGATGTCTGACAATGGTTTCTTTAGATACACAGGTAAACTAGAATCTATGGATTGTTTAGTTGAAGATTATGTTTATGATAATTTAAATACAACATCTAACCAAATGGTTTATGCAGGTATTAATA